ACGATCCGAAGTTTATTTCGGGTACGTTTGCCAACGCGCGGACGGCTGTGGCCAAAGCCGTTGGTATTGACGTGTCAGCAACCGAAGCTTACTTTGCTGGCGTTGGTCAGCAGGTTGCCGAGCGCATCACCGCGTTCGGTGCCGGTACGGGCCTTTCGGACGCTGACCGCGATTTTGCCAAAAAGATTGCGGCGGGCGAGGAGACGCTTGACGTTAACAGTATCCGCCGAATCATCCGCATCAACAACCAGTCGGCTCAAAATGTCATTGATCGGTACAACACCGAGCGCGGTATGTTGGCTAAGAAAGAGCCTGAAGTGTTGGACTACTATCCCGAAATCAATGTTTCCCGTCAGGTCAAGCGTCGCGGTACATTGAACGGCCGCCCCGTAGTTGAATACGCGGACGGGAGCGTTGAGTATGGCGATTGACCCCAGTAAGGTTAAGTGGGACGCTCCCGCTCAGCCGACCACGGCCCGAAGAAGCGCGCCGATTGACCCAAGCAAAGTTGTTTGGGATGCCACCGAAGGGCGCGGTGCGGTAGGCCAAGAGCCTGCTGGCCGCACTTGGGCACAGGTTGGCCGCGAAGCTCTTACCAACATTCCCGAAAGCGGTGCGCGGCTTTTTAAAGGTCTGTACACCGCTGTTACCAATCCCGTCAAAACGGTAAACGAACTTGCTGAAGTGTTTACGGGCGCGTACATACGATTTCTTCCGCCCGAGTGGATAGCTCGACCCGACATAGCGCAAAGGTTTATTGACAAGGCTAATGCTGTTGGTGGCGCATACCGCGACCGCTACAGCAACGTCGAAGCGTTTAAGAACACCATTGCAACGGACCCCGTTGGCTTTCTCGCTGATGTGTCCACGCTAACGGGTGCAGGCGCCGCCGCCGCGCCAGGTCGCGCCGGACAAGTGCTCGGCACTGTTTCGCGCGTTACGGACCCAACACGTGTGGTAACGCAGCCCTTGGCCGTTGCCGGTCGCGCTGGCGTCAACGCGCTAGAACGCGCAGCAATCGGCGGTAAGGCTAATGTGCTGCTTGAAGCCGCTGAAGGCCGCGCACCGGAAATTATCAACGCGCTGCGGCAGCCAGAGATTGTGCCGGGCGCCACGCCGACGGCTGGCGAGGCGGCAGCCGATGTAGGCGCGACGCGCTTCGCTGCGCTGCAAGAGTCGGCGGAGAAGATTCTGCCGTCTGAATACATGGCACGCCGGCAGGCGCAGGACGCGGCGCGCGCGGCGTCGCTGCGTCAGGTGGGCGGCACTGAGGCGCAGCTTACTGCGGCTCGAAACGCCCGCGCGGCTGAAGCGCGGCTGCTGTACGGACAAGCTGGCGCAAAGCCTGTGGTAGAGGACGCCACCTTGCAAAGTTTGCAGGCGCGGCCGTCAGTAAAACAAGCGTTTGAACGCGCTAAAACTTTGGCCGCTGAAGAAGGCGCATCGTTTGGCTCAGGCGGTAACTACACCGCTGCCGACATGCACTACGTCAAATTGGCGCTAGACGATCTTATCCAGAACCCCGCTACGTACGGTATCGGCAAAGTTGAAGCTAGCAAAATCGCAAGCACTCGCAAAGACTTCATCAACTGGCTGGAAGGTCAAGTGCCGGAATACGGCACGGCCCGCAGCACGTTCCAAGCGCGCAGCAAGCCCATTAATCAGATGGAAGTCGGTCAGTTTCTTGAAAGCAAGTTGACCTCGGCGCTGCAAGGCGAGCAGAAACTTCGCCCGGCAGCGTTTGCAGGTGCGGTCGAGGCTGCGCCGCAGACGATTCAGCGCGCTGCCGTTGGCGCGCCGCGCTACGAAAAGCTTTCTGACGTATTGACGCCCGATCAGGTCAAGATTGTTGAGGACATCCGCCGCGACTTGGCCCGTCAGGCTAAGTACCGCGAGCAAGCTCGCGCAGCCCGCCCGGCTGGCCCTAGCGCCGAGCGTGCCGGTACGGAGCTATTGGTTGAAGCCGCCGGTGGCGCGCAGTTGCCGACGTTGCTCAACCGCGTGACAACCGTGGCCAACGCCATCCTCAAACGGCTCGCGGGCAAGATCGACCGCAAACTCGCCATTGAGATTGCCACTGACATGTTGCAGCCGGAGACGGCGGCGTTAGCCCTTGAGGCTGCGCAGCGTCGCGCTGGCGCGGTCCAGACCGCAACCGGCGCAGTCCGTGCAGGTGGCGCCGCCGCGCAGCGTGCGGCAGCGCCCGCAGCCGTCATTACCAACGCGCTCGCTGGGGCTGAAGCGCGCCAAAATCAACTAGCCCCGTAAGGAGACGATTATGCCCCCGGCAATTAAAGGTGCGCTTAAATGCAAAACGGTGTGGTGGAACGTTGCGCTGGCGCTGCTTGCCAGCCTAGAGATGTTTGCCGGGCACTTGACGACGTTGTTTGGGCAAGACGTTGCGGCGTCAATCTTGCTGGTTGGTGCGGTCACGAACCTGGTGCTGCGCACGATTACAACGCAGGCGCTTGCAGATAAGACGTGACGGTTGAAACCAAGGACTTGCGCCTGCTCAAGACGGACTACGGCCACAAGGTCAAGTCGGTCGCCGATCGGGTAGCAAGATTAGAAAAACGGATTGATTGGGTTGAGAAGCTGCTGTGGCTGTCGGCGGGTGCGCTGATAAGTTGGCTTGTTACCCTAGTGCTACGGAGCGTGTAATGGACGACGGGCAAATTCTGTTCAATATTGCGGTAGGTATTGCCGGTCTGTTTGGCGGGTGGATACTTAATAACATCAGCCGCAGCATCGAACGGCTTGACAAGGACGTGCGCACCATGCCGTTGACGTACGTGACCCGTGTTGACTACCGCGCCGACATTGACGAAATCAAAGCCATGTTGATGCGCATAAACGACAAGCTGGACGCCAAGCCGTGACGCTAGGCCAGAAGCAGCGCGTATACGCACGCCTGGTGGCCAAACTCATTGAAAAGGCTTACGAGCTTGGCTACGAGGTGTCGCTAGGCGACGCCTTCCGCGACCCCCGTGTACATGGCGTCATGGGCGTCCGCAAGTCCTACAGCCACCCGAGCAGCGCCCACAAGATTCGGTTGGCCATTGACCTTAATCTGTTCAAGAACGGCGAATTTCTGGAGCAAAGCGAAGATCACCGTCCGCTAGGCGAATGGTGGGAGCAGCAGCACCCGCTTGCTCGGTGGGGCGGCCGATTTAATGACGGCAACCACTACTCTTTTGAGCATAATGGTGTAAAGTAGTGCCTTACTGGTTACTGAAGTACGCGCCGCATTTAATCTTGACCGCTGGCTTAGGGTTGCTGGCAGTCTACGCGGTACACACATTTCGGGAGCAAGGCCGTGAAGAAATACGCCCTCAAGTGGAGCGTCTGGAAGCTGAACTACGGACCGAGCGCGCTACTCGTATACGCGCTGAAATGGCTTCGACTGCGTACGCATCCGAACTGGCTGCTCTTGCTAGCCGCCCTGTTCGCTCTGCTCCTGTCCGGTTGTGCCGCGACCCCGGTGCAGTGCGTCCCGGCTACGCCGCCCCCAGAACTGATGACCCCGCCCCCGCCGCCGGGAGCGGCGCAGGATCGGCTGGAGCAAATCTTGAACAAGGGCCAGACATCGGCCCCGACCTCCGCGAGCTAGCCGCCCAATGCGATTCGCAAAACGCGAAGCTGCGTGCGCTGCAAAAGTGGGCGCAACCAACGCCATAACACGTGGCGACGGTATTCCCCGGCAATTCCAACTTGCCGGTCACACAATCAAAGTAAAAGTTATTCCGCCTTCAAAGTGGCGGCACGGCAAAAATTGTGTTGGAATGTGGCTTCCTGACAAGTATGAGATTCATATTCTAAGCTCTTGTAAAGGCACGAATCGTCAGCAGGTTTGGGCGCACGAAGCCGTCCATGCGTTGCTTGATGTCGCCGGGCACGATGACTTGTCGCGCCAAGAGCAACTGGTGGATCGCCTCGGGCATCTACTGCAACAAATGCTTACTACGATGGAATAAACGATGGCTCGTAAAGTATCCGACGATCAGCTAATGAAAGCACTGCGCGAAGCTAACGGAGTTAGAGCCGAAGCGGCGCGATTGTTGAATCTTAACACTCGGTCCATCATGGCCCGAATCGACGGGCTTAAAGCCAAGGGGTTTGAGGTTCCCGACTCAACGTACAACAAGGCTACGCTGCCTGAGAAAGACTTTGAGTTTACCCCGCTGCCGATGGACGACGTGCCGATTGAGCAGCTTATTGAACACCGCAAGCGCCAGTTTGCGCATAAGCGTGACCACGAAGAAGCCAGTAAGCTCATCCCCGTACGAATCAAGATACCTGGCGCCATAGGCATCCTGTTCTTTGGCGACCCGCACGTTGATGACGACGGCACCGACATCGACGCGCTAGAGCGGCACACGCAACTTGTTTCCGATACCGACGGGCTGTTCGCCGTCAACGTAGGCGACACCACGAACAACTGGGTAGGCCGCTTGGCCAAGCTTTACGGCGAGCAGGGTACGTCAGCGGCGCAGGCTTGGCGTCTTGCCGAGTGGTTTGTAGGCCGATGCAACTGGCTCTGGATACTTGGCGGCAACCACGACTTGTGGTCAGGCGCGGGCGATCCGATGCGTTGGATTGCTAAACAGCAGGATGCGCTTTACAAGTCAAGCGAGGCGCGCATCGCGCTACGCTTCCCGAACGGGGCCGAGGTACGCGTCAACAGCCGGCATGACCACACCGGCTCGTCAATCTGGAACCCAGCGCACGGGCCGATGAAGGCTGCAATTCTAGGCACCCGCGACCACATCTACGTCGCCGGGCACAAGCACGAATCGGCTTATTCGGTGCTTAAAGACCCGATTACGGGCATCGCCATGCACACGATGAAGGTCGCCAGCTACAAGGTTTACGATCGCTACGCCAAGGAACGGGGCTTCCGCGATAACGCCTTCAGCCCCTGCGCGCTCGTAACGATTAACCCAAGCCTGTCGCCAGACCATCCCGACATGGTAAAGGTCTGGTGGGCGCCCGAGGAGGGCGCGGAATATTTACGCTACCTGCGCGGGCGGGGCTAGTAAAGCCATCATCTCAGCCCGCTCTCGCGTCGCGCGCAGGGTGCAATACCGCTGGTGCAGCCGCTCGACAAACGTGACGCGCTGGCGGTCAACCAGCTCCACGTCGAGGAGGCCTTTGACCTCAGTTTCGGTCATTTGGTTCAGTTGTGCGTTCAGTTCGCGCCAGTTCATTTTAGCTCCCACATTGCTACGTCCGACATGGCGCGCTTGTCATGCAACGCCGCCCAAATCTTCTCGTCAATCGTCTTGCCCGTTTGCAGGACATAGACCCACACATCGTGCCGCTGGCCGCTACGGTGCAGCCGCCCGATTGTCTGCTCGTATTCCTCAAGCGACCACGGCAGCGACATAAACACCATCCGGCAGCCGCCGTGCTGAAGGTTCAGGCCGTGACCCGCCGACTTCGGGTGGATCAATAGCAGCTCAACCTCACCCCGGTTCCAGGCGTCAATCACGCCCGGCTCGTCAATCGTCCGCGCTTGCGGATACCAACGCTTGAGCACTTCTAGCTCGGCTTGGTAATTGTAAACAATTATCGTATTGGCGTGTTGGTTTTCGTCGAGCAAGTCTTCCAACAACTCTAACTTGTGGTCTGAAAACCACGTCGTCTTCTGCGTTACGTCAAACTTGCCGGGGCGGTCTGATGCCGTGCGGGTCGTGTCATAGACAAACCCCGAAGACATCTGCTGTAGCTTGGCCGTGACGGCGGCAGCGTTAGTGGCAATGGCTCTAACGTCGGGAAACTCCACCATGAAGTCCCGCTTCATCTTCTCGTAGGGCTCGCGGTCAAGTAACTCGCAACGCAGCGTCACGGTGTGCAGCGGAGGCAGTTTGTCTTTGTACTCGCCAGGCTCTAGCACATAGGTCGCGGGCTTGATCCGCGCCATAACCTGCGGCAACGCGCCGGTAGCGGGCGTCCACTCGCCATATTCTCGGTTGAGACAAATAAAATACTGTTGCAGAAAAGCGCCTTTGCTGCGTCCAAGTAGGCTTTGGTTGATGATTTTGCATTGCCCAAACACGTCCTCAAGGCCGTTTGACGTGAAGCTGCCCGTCAGCCCCCAGCGAACTTTAATCGGCTCTAATGCCTTCAGAATCGCCTTAAAGCGAATCCCTGACGGATTCTTCAGTCGGGTCAATTCATCAAACACCACGCCGTCAAAGTCAAGCTTCTGCTTGGCTAACCACTGCAAGTTGTCGTAGTTGATGACCACCACGCGGGCGTCCGACGCCAGTGCTTTAGTCCGCCACGCGGGCGAGCCTACGGCAACAGATAGGGTGAGATCGGGCGTCCATTTGGGTGCCTCAACCGGCCACACATGCTGCGCCACACGCAGCGGTGCCACGACTAGCCAACGCTTGACCACGCCATCGCGCAGCGCGTCGCGCATGGCCGTAAGGGTGAGCGCCGTCTTGCCAGCGCCTACGGGTGCCAGCACCATCGCGCGGTCGTTGGCGTAGAGGAAGTCGGCGGCGTCAGCCTGATATGGACGTAACCCAAGCATCGACTTCCTCCGCGCTTGACAGTAAGGCGTACTTCTGCCGTAGCCCCACCATTTCTTTAGCAAACCGCTCCTGCAACGCCGTGCGCTTACCGCCGGGGCGCTTCAGTTCCACGAACCAGGTATCGCCGTTTGGCAGACAAACGATGCGATCCGATACGCCGCGATTGGCAGGACTGACAAACTTCCAGGTCTTGCCCCCGGCGCGCTGCACCGCCCAATCCAACCGCTGTTCGATGTCTGCTTCTTTCATGCCTCCATACTATTATGTAACAGAACGCTTGACAAGCCAAATCGTACGATTTAGGCTTACGCAAACACACTAAAGGAGAGTCCTCGATGAGTCATAGCAACATAGTCGGCGGGTCTACCGCCAAGCGCGTGATTAACTGCCCCGGCAGCGTTGCGCTGTGCCAGCAAGTCCCCCCGAAACCGAGCAGCAAGTACGCCGACGAAGGTACGCTGCTGCACAACGTCATGGCCGAGCTTCTGGGCTCCGACAAGGAGCTGCGCCACGTGCTCGACATGGAGTACAACGGCCACAAACTTACCGGCGACCTGGTTGATGAGAAGGTTCGCCCAGCCTTGGACGCAATAAATGAAATCGACCCTGAAGCGAAGCTCGAATACGCCGTCGAACGAACCGTCAGCTTCGGTGATCTTCTGCCGGGTGTGTTCGGCTCTTGTGATCTTATCGGTCGGATTGGCGATCGCGCTATTGTATTGGATTGGAAATTCGGTGATGGCGTGGCCGTCGAAGTGGAGGAAAACCCTCAGCTTCTATTTTATACGGCTGCGGCGCTGCGCACGCCGGAGCTGGAGTGGGTATTCAAGGATGTCACGGAAATAGAGTGCATCATTGTCCAGCCACCGAGGGTCAAGCGCTGGGTGACATCGTTTGACCGCGTGCGTCAGTTTGAGCGCGAGCTGGTCTACGCCGTCAAGCAGTCGGCCAAGCCCGACGCGCCGCTCAAGATTGGCGAGCATTGCCGCTGGTGCGCGGCCAAGCCCATCTGCCCGCAGATGACAGGCGCAGTCGATCGCGCCACGCAGACGCAGATTAAGGAGCTGGACGCCGCGCAGCTTGGGCAGATGCTGGAGCGTGCGGCAGTGCTTGAAGATTGGATTGGCGACTTGCGCGCGCTGGCGATGCAAGTGCTGGAGTCTGGCAACCCGGTGCCAGGCTTCAAGCTCGTGCAGAAGCGCGCAACGCGCAAGTGGGTAGATGACGAGCGCGCCAAGCAGGCGCTGCTTGCGCACCTGCCTTCAGAGGACGTGATTGAGACGACTGTGGTTAGCCCGGCTCAGGCGGAGAAGAAGCTTAAGAAGCTGAAGCTCCCCCTGCCGGATGACCTGGTTGTCTCAGTCTCGACGGGCAACACGATGGCGCCGGAGAGCGATCCCCGGCCCGCCGTGTTGCAAATCGGGTCTCAGTTGACTGCGGCCCTTTCTAAACTAGTGTAAGGAGTAGAGTAATGTCTAATATCACAGCGTTTGCAAAAGCAGGATTGCCTGCGGTTTCTTCCCTGTCCACCGCCCTTCGCAGCATCGAAGTGGATGTCGGCCCTGCGGGTACGGCCATCCTCAAGATGGACAAGACCGGCCACTGGGTTTTCGGCGCGGACCAAACCGAGGCCGAGGGCGATAGCAAGTGGGCAATCAATCCTTTCTCGTTCGTCCACGGCTTCATTGCCTGGGGCGACGGCGAGGTCTTGGGCGAGAAGATGGTGTCGGTGTCACAGCCGCTGCCTGAGCTCGACCCGGCACCGCCGCAGAGCAAGAAGGGCTGGGAGACGCAGGTCGGCATGAGCTTGAAGTGCATCTCGGGTGAGGATGTGGGCCTTGAGGCCCGCTACAGCACCACGTCGGTGGGCGGCAAGCGTGCCGTGCAGGCTTTGGCAGCAGCCATTGCCGCGCAGGTCGAGCGTGACCAGAGCAAGCCGGTGCCGGTCGTGCATCTGAAGAAGGAGCACTACCAGCACAAGAGCTATGGCCGCATCTTCACGCCGGTCTTTGAGATCGTCGAGTGGGTGTCCATGGAAGGCGAAGTTGCTAACGAGCCGGAGGGTGGTGATGACACACCGCCGCCAGCCGCTGCGGCCCGCCGGCGTCGCGCTGCGTGACGGAGACGGGGGCGCCCTCGGCCCCCGACTTTTCTATGGCAATACTCTGGCTTGACTTTGAAACCCGTAGCCGGTGCGACCTACCGGCGGCGGGTGCGTACAACTACGCCTTAGACGCGAGCACTGAGGTGCTGTGCATGTCCTACGCCTTCGACGATGGCGAGGTCGAGACGTGGTTGCCGAAGCACCCGTTCCCCGAGCGCGTGGCTAACTTCAAGGGCCAGATACGCGCGCACAACGCCGCCTTTGAGCGGCTTATCTTCTGGTATGTCCTTGACATGCCGTTTGCCTTGTCACAGTTCTACTGCACGGCCGCTCAGGCGCGGGCCAACTGCCTGCCTGGTAGCCTTGAGGACATCGGCCGCGCCCTGTCGTCCAAGATGAAGAAGGACTACCGTGGCTCGCAGCTCATCCGGCAGCTCTCCATCCCCCGCGCTGACGGGACGTTCAACAACGACCCTGAGCTGATGGCCGAGATGGTCGCCTACTGCGAGCAGGACGTGCGCGCCATGCGCGAAATCAGCAAGGCCATGCGCGACCTGTCGGACACCGAGCTAGCCGATTACCACGTCAACGAGCGCATCAACGACCGTGGCGTCGGCGTCGATATACCGCTCTGCGAGGCGGCGATCCGTCACGCGGAATCTGAATTGCAGGACATTGAACGGCTGGTCGCCGAGGTGACGCAGGGCGAGATTACGACCGTTCGCAGTCCCAAGATGCGCGAGTGGGTGCTGGAGCGCGTCGGGCCCGAGGCCAAGAAGTTGATGACCGTCTATAAAGACGGCGAGAAGAAGTTTAGTATTGACAAAACCGTGCGGGCGAACCTGCTCGCTATGGACAACCCCGATGAGTTGCCGCCAGACGTGGCTGACGTAGTGCAGTGCGCGGATGACTTGTGGGCATCGTCGGTGGCTAAGTTCAACCGCTTGAAGCAGCTAGCAGGAGGGGACGCCCGTGTCCGAGGAGCCTTTATTTTTGCTGGTGGAAGTGCCACCGGGCGTGCTTCAAGCTACGGAGCACAAGTCCATAACTTTACGCGTAAGTGCAGCACCGAACCTGACGCAACCCGTCAAGCCTTGGTGCGAGGTCATAGTATCGTGCCCCGATACGGCAAGCGCGTTACGGACGTTCTTAAATCAATGCTTCGCCCAGCTCTCGTCCCCGCCCGAGGTAACGTTTTCGTCGTGGCCGACTGGGCAGCTATAGAAGCGCGCGCGACACCCTGGCTCTCCGCCGACCCGCTTGCAGAGTCGGTGCTGGATGTGTTCCGCGCTGGCGGCGACATCTACAAGCGTGAAGCGGCGGGTATCTACAACACCACATCGGACGCCGTGACGGACGACCAGCGCCAGATTGGCAAGGTCGCCATCCTCTCCCTTGGTTTTGCGGGCGGCGTCGGCGCGTTCAGTGCTATGGGCCGGGCGTATGGCGTACACATGAGCGAGCCCGAGGCGCAGCGCATCGTGGATCGTTGGCGGCGGGCTAACCCGTGGGCCGTGCGCTATTGGCAAAAGCTTGAAGACACCTACACCCGCGCCATGCGAAATGTCAACCATGAATTCGCAATTGGCCGCGTGGTGTACATGTTTGACGGTCAACATCTTTGGTACGCGCTGCCATCAGGGCGCGTGTTATGTTACCCGTTCGCCCGTCTGGAGTCGGACGGTGTGAGTTATCTCAAGGCAGCATGGAAGCCTGCGCAGGACGCTAAAGAGTGGCCCCGCGCGCGGCTTTGGAAAGGGCTTGCCTGCGAGAACATCACACAGGCCACGGCTAACGATCTGCTAAGGCATAGCCTGCGCGAGTTAGATAACCAAGGCTTACAAACGGTGCTGCACGTGCATGATGAAATCGTTATCGAATGTGCGAACGAGGCCGGCGAGGCTGTCGCCGAGGTGCTGAATACAGTGATGTGTACCGCGCCCGAGTGGGCTAAAGGGTTCCCGCTCAAGACCGGCGTCAAGATCATGAGCCGATACGGTAAATAAAAAAGCCCGGCGGGTTAGGCCGGGCTTAAACACACAACTAGAGGGGTTACGATGAAGTTCGCTGAATATATTAACAGTATCGCTCCAGAAGGGGAAACAATTTTATTCGTGCGCCAGGTGCCGATTGTCCGCAAGGGCGAGCATCTGAAGCACAAGGACGGCACACCGCGCTACACATGGCCGCCGGGGCTCTATGGCAAGTACATGCGCAACCCCGAGGGGGCGTGGTACGCCAACACGGGTTCATTCATCGTTGACCGCATGACGGACAAGCTGTCCGCGTCGGCGCCTAACGTCGAGCGCGTGGCGTTTATGGTGCTGGATGACATCGGCACCAAGTCCAAGGTACCGCCGATTGAGCCCACGTGGAAGCTCGAAACCAGCCCCGGCAACTTCCAATGGGGCTACACCTTCGCGCTTGACGATCAGCCGACCAAGGGCGAGTTTAGCGCAGCGATTAAGGCTATGGCCGAGGCGGGGTTTACCGACCCCGGCGCGGTGAATCCGGTGCGTAATTTCCGCATCGAAGGCAGCGTAAACCTGAAGGAAGGCCGCGACAACTTCGCCGCCGTGCTCACCGAGTTCCACCCCGACCGCGAGTTTACCGTAACGCAGATTGTTACAGCCTGCGGCGTCACGCCAGGCGAGGTTGACACGGCGTATATACAGGGCATCGCCATCGAAGACGACGGCCTTGACAGCGTGTTGGAGTGGATACAGGAGCGCGGGCTGCTGCTCGCCAAGGCCAACCCTGAAGGCTGGTACGGCGTCGTGTGCCCGAACCACGCCGAGCACACCACTGCCGACACGCAAGGGCGGTATCACCCCGTCACGCGCAGCTATACTTGCTTCCACGGCCATTGCAGCGACTGGAACAGCGAGAAGTTCTTGCGCTGGGTCGAGGCCGAGGGCGGCCCCAAGACGGGCTACGGCCTGCGTGATGACCTGCTTGCGAAGAAGATGGAGGCCGCTTTGTCGAAGATCACCCCAACCGAGGAGTTCCCCGACGCTGCCGCCGAGGTCATCGCCCAAGTCGAGCGCCGCGAGTTAGGCCGCGTCGAGAAGTCTAAATGGTACGAGCGTTTCGCGTATGTTCTCAGCGATGACGCGTATTTTGACTTAGGCGAGCGTCACGAAATCGCGCGCGGGGTGTTCAACGCGCTGTACCGGCATGTGACCTGCCATTCTATCCACAACAACCGACGCATCGAAGCGTCCGTCTGCTTTGACGAGAACCGTCAGGCGATGGGCGCGCGTGTGCTCGCGGGCGTCACATTCGCCGCTGGCGAGTCCATCCTTGTCAGCCGTAACGGCGTCGTCTACGGCAACCGCTGGCGCGACGCGCGGCCTGCGGTGAGCGCGGGCGATGTCAGTCCGTGGCTCGCTCACGCCGAGCGCATGATTCCCGACCCCGCCGAACGCGAGCATGTGCTTGATGTGATGGCCTACAAGCGCCAGCACGCCAACCAGAAAATCAACCATGCCGTGCTGCACGCGGGCAAGCCAGGCTCCGGTAAGGACACGCTTTGGGCACCCTTCTTCTGGGCAATCGGCGGCGACCAGCGCGTCAATGTCACGACGGTGCGTAACGAGGAGCTGAATTCTCAGTGGGGCTACGCGCTGGAATCTGAGGTTATCGTTATCAACGAGCTGCGTCAGGCCGAGGCTAAAGACCGCCGTGCGCTTGAAAACAGCCTCAAGCCCGTAATCGCCGCGCCCCCTGAGCTGCTCACGGTCAACCGCAAGGGCTTGCACCCTTACGATGCTTTGAACCGCGTACTGGTGGTGTCGTTCAGCAACGAACGCGCGGCTATCAGCCTCCCTTCGGATGACCGCCGCTGGTTCGTCGTGTGGAGCGAGGCCGACCGTATGCCGCCCGTTGAGGCGCGCGCGCTCTGGAATTGGTACTACGCGGGCGGCTTCCAGGCTGTCACCGCGTGGCTTGACGCCCGCGATGTGTCGGCCTTTAACCCCGGCGCTGCGCCGCCCATGACCGAGGCTAAAATCATCATGATCGAGTCGGCGATGAGCACCGCCGAGTCGTTCCTTGTCGAGATGATTCGTCAACGCCAAGGCGACTTTGCCCGTGGCGTCATTGCCTCGCCGTTCTACGCCATCTGCGACCGGCTGCAAGGCGTGGCACCCTCCGGCGTCAAGGTCGTCTCTGCCGCGCTCATGCACGCGCTACGGGATGCGGGGTGGGTCGATTGTGGTCGGCTGCACTCTCGTGAGTTCCCAACCAAGAAGCATGTATACGCCCACCCTCAGTTTGCGACCCTTGCACGCTCAGAGCTGCGGCGGATGGCGGAGGGTGCCGAACCTGCGTTATCTATCGTCGGGAAATAGCCACTCAACGAGGACGGCGGCGGCAATAGTCAAGAGTAAGTACATCACGCTGTTTTGCCTGTAGTTGATTGTATCGAATGGCGACGAATTGGCGGTCACTGGGCGGCTTATAACGCCGCCCAAGCCCCTTGCGCGCCTCCCTGCGCGCTACGTCAATCCATCGGCCGATGCGCCGCGTCCACCAGTCAGCGGTCGTTAGCTTTGGCATGGGTCATTTGCTCCCCCTCGCACGGATGGCGGCGGCGTACCTATCCCCATCGGCGTGTGTCCAACCATCACACACCTTCGCACACGCCTCCCGCTCGGCTGCGGCGACGAGGGCGGCGAAGCGAACATTAAAGACTTCCAACCATCCGGGGTGATACTCGCCTTTTTGATAAATGGTGTCGACGTAATCCTCCGCCTCCCGCGCCCACCGGATGATGTCCTCGCGTGTCATTTCTTGCTCCCCCCAATCCCATGGAACCGCTCGGCGGCGCGGAAGCCTTTATAGAAAGCGTGAGGGGTGAGCAGGTACGGCAACTCTGTCGGCCATGACGCGATGATTTGCTCATCCGTCGCAGGCTCCGGCTTGGCGTCAACAGTCAAGGAATCCTTGACAGTTGGCTCCGGCTCCGCAAGCGCGGCGTCGAGGACGGCGAGGGCGGCAAAGAGTTTTTCGCCCGAGACCAATGCAGCCCGTATCTGCTCGGCTTCGGCGCGGGGCAGGGTGATCGTGGTCATGATTGTCTCTCCATCCGCTCCATTTCGCTGCTCAAAGCGTCCAAATCAGCACGGAGATTGCCGACCACCGCCCGCAGTTCCGCCAACTCCTTGGCGTATGCCGCGCACCGCTCACGCAGTTGCCGTATCTCGGCGCGGTACTCTGTCGGAGTGTGTGCCGTCTTGTCCCACTCGGCATCCAGCGGGTCAGGCTCATAATGCGCGGTCATACAGTCCCCCTATCCGGGTAGCGGATAGCGGCGGCTAGTACGGACGCAGCCCGCACCGCCTCCACTACCGCCAACTCTAGCGCGCTAGGGTCGGTCGGCGGCTCGCACGCCAGTATCAGATTGTCGAGCGCCTCCAACGCGCGCTCGGCGGCAGTGTGTAGGCTCATGGGTCAATCTCCCGTATCAGCCGGTCAATGTACCACCGTGCTTTTCTGTATTCCTCCGCGCGCGCGGCGTCGTGGTCGCCGTGCTTATGCCCTACGCGTGAGAGGTACTTGAGCGATGACAGGCGCAAGTATCCCTCAAATTCCTCCGGCGTACTCTTGGCTTTCATGTAATCGATTGTTTCGATCCCGCCAACCTTGTAATGGTCGGGGTCGATGGCGTCGCCTACGGTGGACTCGTCCAAGATAGCGCGCAGCTCCTCCGGCGAAAGGACAGGCCCAGGCGGGGTTGGTTCTCTGTACATAGTCTCCGGGTCGATAAGCGGGTCATCTGACGGCTTGTGCATACTGTCACCTCATACTGTTAAAGATACTCACGGCCACCGCGCCGGCACGCCCAGTTAGGCGGCGGCACGCGCCGCCAGTCGTCGGCGCGTGCTTTCCGAAGTTGACGCACTAGCCGGTACACCCACGATAGCCAGCGCATCATCGGAGCGCGTCCCATGCGCTCGCCTTCTTGTCGGCGACCTTGAAGTTATCCACCGGCCACCGGCGCGCAATCTGCTCAACAGACCAGACCAGCACCACCGTCCCGGCGTCGTGCTTCCAACACCCCTCGTTCGTCTTGCCGTCGCTCGTGTAGTAAAACGCGCGGCGCATCTCGCTGGTCGTGGTCTTGTTCAGCCCGATCTGTAACAGGTCGAATTTAATCTCGCAGGGGTCAGTCGTGAGCACCGTGCGCCCGTCGCGGTCGCCTTTAACGCCCGCCGTAGCGAAAATTTCAGCGTAAGCGGGCAAGGTCAGGGTAGCCACCAAAGCGGCGGCGATTGTTGCGGTTTTCATAGTTTATTGTCTCCAGTTGGTTTTAGTTTACGCGGTCAAAAAAGTATCAACATAGGGCGCGATGTGGAACGCGTCACGGGTTGGCATGTCGTCGAGGTGCCCGGCGTCTACTGTCCATTGGCACTCCCGCAGGTGTTCAGCCAATGCAGCGTCAGCGTCGCCGTAACTGTCGAAGGTTTCGGGTTCACCGTCTAGGCTCCACACATTCTCCCAATGGTTGCCGGTAAGGGTCAGCACTACCCATCGCTGCGCGGTCATGCGGCCTCCCGTTTTTCTTCCACATCATTGATGAAGTCTTCGGCGTAGACGCATCCGATATCTTTAAAGGTTTCGTCACCTTCTGCCCATGTATCAACGGCGATATCGTGTGCCTTCTCCGGCGTGTCGGCTTCGACTTCAATTTGATATATGCGATGTTCCACACGGCAGACCGAAACTATATAGCGGCTCATGCCTTATCCTCCCCATCGAAACTAGCCATGTCACCGTCAGCGTAGGCCAACGCCTCAGCAATGTAGCCATGCGCCTCGCTGCCTTCTTCGACTAGCTCATACGCTCTACGCAGCGCGACCGCGATGCGGGTCAGCTTTTCGCTATCGCTTATCTCGTCGTCGTCGCCGTTCTCCCGCGCCGCCAATATTTCATGGATAGTGAGCAGCGACAGGCCAAGAGATTCTGCAATTTCTTTTTCTTTCATGCCGTCCTCGTAATACATCGCCAAAATCTGCAGGTCTATGTCGTTCATGCCTTATCCTCCGCCTTGATATCGTCGAGCATATGCGTGGCGATCTCGTACCAGTTGACATCCTGCAAAAAGGCACGGGCGTAGTCCACGGCAAGACCTTCTAACGAGCCGTCCTGCGTAACAACGCTATCGGCATATTCTTCCAACAGTTGGCCGAGGCCGTAGGCGTCATCGTCGGCGACTTCGGTGGGGTACAGCCAGCGGATGTCCAGACAGTCGAATATCTCTAGCGCAACGCGCCAAGTGGCGTAGTTAGTCCATCCGTTGTATCGGGTGTCGGTTGTCATGGTGTAGTGTCCTATAGGTTAGTTAAGAGTGGGCGGCCATAAGCACCGCCCCTAGGGTCGGATGATTAGGCGGCTTCGGCAACGGCGGGCGCGGTCGGCGCGACCAGCCATGCAGGGTTATCCAACGGTTGCGGGTCGCCACGCATGGGCATGAGTACGCCAATGGCGTCGCCCGGCAGGATAACGCGGGCGGCATTGTCACCATTGTGCCGGATGCTGGGGGAATACTTGCCGCCTAGCAGTTTGTGAACCTTGCCAAAGGCGCCGACATAGTCCGCGTTGAATTGTGCGACCTCGCCCGATACGGTGAGCGGCACCGCGCGCCGCCAGTCGGGGTATTTGTCGTCCATCAACGGCGTAGTCGTGGCGGCGTTGCCGTTGTCTAGCGTTGCCATGCGTGCCGTTGCGTCAATCGTCACTAGGATAGGACGCTTCAATACAGCCTTGACTGACTCCAACGCCTCACGCCGGATAATGTACTGGCCGGGTACGAGCGCGGGCGCGTCATCGGTGGCGGTGAATGCCACGGCTAACAACTTATGACCGTCGCAACCGACGGCTACAGCATCTGATGCGCGAACATCAATGCATACAGAATTAATGTTATGGCGGATGTCGTTTTTGCCCGCGATAACGAGCAACGCTTTAATGGTGTCGGCGGAAATTGAGAATTGCATGGTAGTGTCCTTTAGTAGAGTGTACGGGATAAGGTTACAGGGGTCAGTCGTTAAGTGCAAGGCAGATGATGGCACTCACTTGCGCGAATAGGGCGAGGCCGATCGTGGCGGCTCCCATCCATGCGCCGAATGTGAGGATCGCGGAGCAGCAAAACAAAAGGTTGGAGAATTTCATGGCGTGTGTCCTAGTTGCGTTGTCGATGGGTGCAGATTAGCCGCGCGCGCGTAGGGTGTCAAGGATTCTTTTACATAGACGCCTTTCAAAGTGCAAGGCATTTTCGGGCAAGGTTGTGGGCATTGTGGGCAGTCTTGTGGGCAATCTTTTCCGGGCAAATTGCCCACGCTTAAACGCCTTAAAACATAGGTCGGGATATGACTTGTGGGCAATGTGGGTCATCTCTTTATCTTTAAGTTAGGAAAGAAATACTACTGTATAAACATACAGCCTGGAGCGTGTGGCGCGCATTTCGTTGGGCGCGCTCCGATTTTTTTTCCGTGACCATTTGACCCACATGACCCACAAATTGCCCACGCCCTCCGATTTGTGGGCAATGTGGGCAACCGAAAACAAATTGCCCACATTGCCCACAAATGCTCCGACCAAAGAATTGCCCACATGACCCACAACGCTTGACGGCTAGCAGTCGGGGGCGCGTAGCCGTTGCCCACATTGCCCACGCTGCCCACCGCAATCAGGCTAAATGCGAACGAGAATCATTTGCAACTAGGGGGGTGGGCCGGCCCGCGCGGTGGTTGTACCTGGTGCTATGGGGTCGTAAAAATTTTTTATTTTTTTACCCGCTAGCCCGTAAATTAAAGTCTTGTGCTATTCTTGCGTGGCGATGTCTGACGTGATGCGCACGTAGCGACCGGGAGGTAGCTGAAGGGCTATAGCCCACCATCTAAGGCAATCTCCGCCCCGGCACACAGGCCACACGGTTGTTGTGGATCGCGGCCTCCCGGCAGGACAATCCTGCACATCGCTTGCTATTGCCTTACACGAAAGGTAGTGTTGCGACATGTTCAAATCGCTCCCGTTTGAGCCACGCGAGATTAAGGCGACCGAGACACGGCTTCAGGCCATCTATGACGCGGCGGCGCTTGGGCTGAAAGGTGATAGGCTCGCCTTGGCGGCGGGGATGCTGCCTACGGAATACCGTCGTTTATGCCAAATGGACCCCATGGCCGAGATGGCCGAAGCCAAAGGCCGCGCCGATGGGGAGGTTGAAGCCGCCGTTCAGCTGCGCGAGGCGGCTAGAAATGGCGATAGCAAGGCGGCTCTCGCTATCCTTCAGCACGTGCATGGCTGGGTGGCGAAGCAGCAGGTCCAAGTGGATGTCACGCAGCAGATCAGCGTCATCGCGGCGCTGCAAGAGGCGGAGTCTCGCGTCATTAATGGCCGAATATTGTCGCCAGCACCGGCTGCACTGATTCAAGACGCATCGCCAAGGCTTGTAAACCTGGAGCAGCACTCCGAATATGCAAACGCCGATATATAGCGCCGACGACGAGCAGCAGATTATGTCCCGGCTCTGGGCGCCGTCCATCAAGGACGACCCAGAGGCGTTCGTGCTGTTCGCGTTCCCGTGGGGGCAAAAGAACACTCCGTTGGAACACTTTGACGGCCCGAGGCGGTGGCAGCGCAAGGTGCTGCGGGACATCGCCGCGCACATCGCCAAAAACAAGACGGCGACCAGTTATGAGGTCTTGCGCATGGCCACCGCCTCGGGGCGCGGTATCGGTAAGTCGGCCTTGGTCAGCTGGCTCATCCTATGGATGCTAGCGACCCGCATAGGCTCGACGACCATCGTGTCGGCCAACAGCGAGGCGCAGCTACGCTCGGTCACCTGGGCCGAGGTGACTAAGTGGCTGGCGCTGCTCATCAACAGCCATTGGTTTGAGGTGAGCGCGACGCGCGTGATGCCGGCCAAGTGGCTCGCGGAGATCGTCGAGCGCGACCTTAAGAAAGGCACGCGGTACTGGTCGGTCGAAGGGCGACTCTGGTCGGAGGAGAACCCCGACGCGTACGCGGGCGTACACAACCACGACGGTGTGCTGGTCATCTTCGACGAGGCCAGTGGTATCCCAGACAGTATCTGGTCGGTGACGGCGGGCTTCTTTACGGAGAACACGCCGCATCGCTTTTGGATGGCCTTTAGCAACCCGCGACGCAACGAGGGATATTTCTATGAGTGCTTCAACGCGAAAAGAGAGTTCTGGACAACGCAAAACATCGACGCGCGCCAAGTCGAAGACACCGACAAAGCGGTCTACGAGCAGATCATCGCCGAGTACGGTGCCGACAGCAGCCAAGCCAAGGTCGAAGTGTATGGAGAGTTCCCCTCCGACGGAGACGACCAGTTCATCAGCCCTCGCCTGGTGGACGAAGCTATGGCAAGAGTTCGTTTCAAGGATGAAAGCGCCCCTCGGGTGATTGGCGTTGACCCCGCGCGCGGGGGCGCTGACTCGACCGTCATCGTCGTAAGGCAGGGGCGCGACATCGTTGCGATCCGGCGCCACCGAGGCGAGGACACCATGACGACCGTCGGTCGCGTCATCGACGCTATTGAGGAGTTCAACCCCGCGCTCACCGTCATCGACGAGGGCGGCCTGGGCTACGGCGTACTTGACCGGCTAAAAGAGCAGAGGTATAAGGTACGTGGGGTGAACTTTGGCTGGAAGGCCAAAAACCCGGTGATGTGGGGCAACAAGCGGGCAGAGATGTGGGGCGACATGCGGGAGTGGCTACGCTCGGCGAGCATCCCGACGGATCGGCTCCTTAAGTCGGACCTGTGCGGCCCCCACGTCAAGCCTAACTCGTCAGGTACGTTGTTCTTGGAAGGGAAGAAGGAGATGAAAGCTCGCGGCCAAGCGTCACCCGACGCAGCGGACGCGCTCGCCGTCACCTTCGCCTACCCGCTCGCTAACCGCGAGGCGCGGGACAAGCCAAGACGCATCGCCGCCGAGCGTGGAGGCAGCATGACAAGCAGCTGGATGGGAGCCTAATGGCGCGCAAAACGGTCAGTCTGTCGGTCGGTCGGGGCGAGAAGCAGCCCGTGTCTAAGGGCGCGGGCTTGACGGCCAAGGGTCGGGCTAAGTATAACCGCGCTACGGGCAGCAACTTGAAGGCTCCGGCCCCGAGTCCGAAGACTAAGGCGGACGCAGGGCGTAAGAAGTCTTTTTGCGCGCGAATGAAGGGCGTTGTAGCCAAGGCCAAAGGGCCGGCTGAACGAGCAAAGGCGTCGCTTAGACGCTGGAAGTGCAACTAATGGCCGCTAAAACGGGTTTGTACGCTAATATCCACGCCAAGCGCGAACGAATCAAGGCAGGGTCGGGCGAGAAGATGCGCAAGCCTGGCAGCAAGGGCGCGCCCACCGCCAAGGCGTTCCGTCAGTCGGCTAAAACGGCTAAAAAGAGGTAATTCCATGGCTAGAATTCCGTACAACCCGATTGGCGTGAACCCGCGCGCGCTGGTTCAGGACACGGTGGTCAGCTCGCAGGCCCAGCAGCCGACGCAGCGCCCGGCGCGACCGATGCGCATGCCGATGCGGCGCCCGGACGTTATCCGTACGACGGTTGACTTTCGCCCCACGTTGATGAGGAAGCGTTAATGCCCCTCGTCAAATCCGGCAGCAAGTCTGCCTTTCGCACGAATGTCAAGGCCGAAATGAAGGCCGGCAAGCCGCAGAAGCAGGCCGTGGCGATTGCGTACTCCGTCAAGCGTAAGGCTCAAGGTAAGAAGCGCAAATAATGGCTAAAGACCCCACAGGGCTGCGCGGCGCGGCACGCGTCGCTAACACGCCCACCGACCGAGGCAAAGCCTCGCGCGATCCGGCGGACGTGCTGGCAACCGCCCGATCCCGTCTCACGACGGCGCTGGCGGCGTACTCCGACAGTCGTGAGGACGAGCTGGACGACCTGCGCTTCATGGCAGGCTCGCCCGACAACCAGTGGCAGTGGCCGCAGGACGTGCTCGCGCAGCGCGGGTCGGTGCAGGGGCAGACGCTCAACGCGCGCCCGTGCCTTACAATCAACAAGCTGCCGCTGCACGTACGGCAGGTAACGAACGATCAGCGTCAGAACCGGCCAGCCGGCAAGGTCATTCCGGTCGATGACAAGGCGGACGTTGAGGTCGCTGAGATTTTTGACGGAATTGTCCGTCACATTGAGTATATTTCCGATGCGGATGTCGCCTACGACACCGCGTGCGACAACCAGGTCACGTACGGCGAAGGGTATTTCCGCATTTTGACGGAATACTGCGACGAGAACACGTTTGACCAAGACCTTCGTATCGGTCGCATCCGAAATAGCTTCAGTGTTTACATGGACCCGACCATCCAAGACCCTTGCGGGGCGGATGCCGAGTGGTGCTTCATCACCGAAGACATCCAGAAGTCGGATTTTGAGCGCATGTACCCCAATGCAGAGCCGATTTCAACGGTTATGCAGCGCGGTGTCGGCGACCAGGCGCTGTCGCAGTGGATCAACCAGAATACTGTCCGTATTGCTGAGTATTTCTACAAAGAGCACAGCCGAGAGACGCTGAACCTGTACGCCGGCAACCAAACGGCGTACGCGGGTTCGCCCGAGGCGCGTGAGCTTGAGATGCTGGGCCTCCAGCCCATTCGCAAGCGCGAAGTTGACGTTAAGCGCGTTAAGTGGCTGAAAACCAACGGCTACGAGATTCTGGAATCCTCTGAATGGCCGGGCAAGTGGATTCCTGTAATCCGCGTGATTGGCAACGAGTTTGAAGTAGACGGCCGTATGTACGTGTCGGGCCTTGTGCGTAACGCCAAGGACGCCCAGCGCATGTACAACTACTGGGTGTCCCAAGAAGCCGAGATGCTGGCTCTGGCCCCCAAGGCGCCGTTTATTGGCTACGGTGGCCAGTTTGAAGGCTACGAAACCCAATGGAAGACGGCCAACACGACCAACTGGCCGTACCTAGAAGTTAACCCCGACGTGACAGACGGGCAGGGAAACATCCTGCCGCTGCCACAACGCGCACCTCCGCCGCTCGCCCAGACGGGCTTGATTCAGGCGAAAATGGGCGCTGCCGACGACATCAAGGCCTCTACCGGCCAGTATGATGCAAGTCTCGGCATGCGCTCCAACGAGCGCACCGGTCGGGCCATCTTGGCGCGTGAACGGCAAGGCGACACAGGCACATACCACTTTGTAGACAACCTCGCTCGTGCTATCCGCTATGGGACGCGCCAACTCGTTGATTTGATTCCGAAGATTTACGACACCCAGCGCATCGCGCGCATCATCGGCTTGGACGGCGAGACATCGACCGCCCGTATAGACCCGATGCAAGTCGAACCGGTGCGTCGCATCGTGGACGAGACGGGCGTGGTGATCGAGAAAATCTACAACCCGTCGGTGGGCAAGTACGACGTGGCGGTCACGACCGGCCCGTCTTACGCGACCAAGCGGCAGGAAGCCATGGACGCCATGGGGCAGATTTTGCAGGCTAACCCGCAGCTTTGGTCGGTCGCCGGCGATCTGTTCGTTAAGAACATGGACTGGCCGGGCGCTCAGGAAATTAGCAAGCGGCTTCAGAAGATGATTGATCCGAAGCTGCTGGCGGACGAGGAAGACCCGGCGTTGCAGGCTGCCAACATGCAGATGCAAACGATGGCGCAAGAGATGGAAATGATGCAGGAGATGCTCCAGCGCGTGCAGCAGTCGATGGAAGCCCGCGAGGTGCAGGTCAAGGAGTTTGAGGCTCAAATCAAGGCGTACCAAGCCGAAACCGACCGTATCAAGAGCGTTGAAAGCGGTTTGAGTGAGGAACAGATTCAGGACATCATAATGGGCACTTTGGCCGGCATGATGAATAACGGCGAGCTTGTGTCGCCTAGCGCCGAGCGCGAGATGCCCATGCAGCCTGAAATGGGCATGGAAGCCCCGCCGCCGATGCTACCTGAGATGGGCATGGGAGCGCCGCCACAATGAGCTGTGAAGTCTTTATCGGGCACATCTTTCTAGCTCGGGATGTTGCCCATTCGACGCATTTAAACACCCGTAACTACGCAAAACATAAGGCTTTGCAAAAGTTTTACGAGGGGGTTATTGAGCTATCGGACGCATTTGCTGAAGCGTATCAAGGCCGGTATGGGCTAATTGGCCCAGTCGCGCTACAGTCGGCTAAAAAGACGAACAATGTGCTCGACTTTTTGCAGGACGAACTAAAGACGCTTGAGGAAATGCGTTACACGGTTTGTAGTAAAGAGGACAGCCCTTTACAAAATTTGATTGATGAGATACTGACGTTGTATCTTACGACCATTTATAAACTGCGCTTCTTAGCGTGAGGGTAGAACATGGAACTTCTTAATCCGATGGCCGATGCCGTATACCCCGGTCGTACGGTAGCGTACACGGGCACCGCAGGCTCTACGGCGACTTGGCAGTCCGGCCCGCAGGGCGTAGTGGTATGGTGTACGTCAGCCGCGTACGTGGTCGTGGGTGAGGGCGTGACGGCAACGACTTCCAGCACTCCGATCCCGGCCAACACGCCAATTCCGTTCATCGTGCCGCAAGGCACTGGCGCGCCCTGGCGAGTGAGTGCCATTCGCGTAACGGCTGACGGCGACTTGTACGCCAAGCCCATTAACATCCGATGAGCTTCGGAGTTGGTTTGCGAAATGCGGTCGGGCTAGGGCTTGGCGGCATTGCTTCGTTTCTGACGGGCTACGCAAGCGACGTGATATTTGGCAATTTGGAAACCGAAACCGGCGAAAACTTGGTGCAAGAGAACGGCGGCATGCTGCTGCTGGAGTGATGAATGGCAATCGTTAAGATTTCAGACCTTCCGCTTGTAGATAGTCCGGTTCAAGGATCGGATTTGTTTGTTGTCGTTCAAGACAACGTAACGAAAAAAGCCTACGCAAGCGAGGTGCAAACTTACGTTGGCTACAATGAAGTACAAACCGCAACAGCGGGTCAAACCGTTTTTACTTTAACTGAAATTTCGTACGTTCCCGGTGCCAATAATTTAATGGTGTTTGTTGACGGCATCAATCAGTATTTGGGAACGCAATACGTAGAAACAGACAGCAAAACGGTTACTTTTACCCAAGGATTGCAATTAGGCGCTGAAGTCAAGTTTTCAACGGTACAGACGGTCAGTTCTGTAAACGCCAGCGCCGATGAAGTATTTTTTGCGCCGGCGGGAGAAGGCGCGGTTTTACGAACCGTTCAGTCTAAAGAACGCGAAATTATTAGTGTTACTGACTTTATGACGCCGGAAGAAATTGCCGACGCTCAACAATCTATTCCGACGCTTGGCGTTGAAGCAGCCGTGCAAAAGGCTGTTGATTATTGTTTGACGTTTGACCCGCCAGCAATTCTTACAGTGCCTGTTTTGTGTAGGCTTAATGCACCTGTCTATATAAACCGAGAAAACGACAGCCCGACCGCTTCAACTTTTTTCATCATTAAAGGCGATGGAATCAGCGGTGGTTTTTACGCGTTTTCTGGTTTGAATATGTTTTCGACCACGCTAAACGTCGGGAATCCCGGCGGCGGGTCATCGTCGCAAAAAGTTCATTTTGACAACATCGTATTCAAGTCGCAATTTCCAAGTAATCCGACTTATGTGTTGGATGACGCAAAGTTTTTGCGTATGCGGTTTACGAATTGCTCGTTTCACAGAATTAAGCTGCTGAACGCCACCTCGTACTTGCAGACTTATTATTTGGACAACTGCACTTCGTATGGCTGGATTGGTCCGTTTATCAACGGCACCAACGGCGCATACGACATCAAAATTAACAACCATATTGCCGAAGCCGGAACAACATTTTATTCTGTTGTATGCAACGACGTTTATAGCGGCGATCCAAACGCGCAGATTTCTATTACAAACAGTTTGTTCCAGTCAATCAACAGCGTCTGTATTCAAGCAGATAGGGCGCAGGGATTTGACGTAGACAACTGCTATTTTGAGGGCAACGGCCAAGACGGAAGCCCTGACATTAAATTTGACACTGCGCGAAATTTGGCTAACTTAACGCCAAATGGTTCAATAAAAGTATCAGGGAGTTTCTTTTCGCAAAAGTTAGCGAATTTTAATGACCCAAACTACTACTCAATTCGTTGGGGTAGAGTTACAACAAGTGGATTTGCCGCTGGAAACTATTTGGTTGATTTAGGTACAGGGGCTGCGCTTAAACTTCATTACACAATTCCCGAATCAAGAGTAGTTTTTTGCGGTGAACCTGGAATTGCTTACCAGCTTTACGCTAACGAGTTTGCGTATCCGGCAGGTGGGTATGTTCTTCCGATTAGTGGAGAACGCGTAACTACGATTCGAGGCGTAGTGAACGCAAACGGAACCATCAAAGAAGGTGCGGGGTTTACCGTAGTTAAAACCGCAACTGGCCGATACACCATTACGTTCTCATCGGCATTTGGTGACGATCCCGCTGTTGCCGTTACTTTATCGGATTCTACGGGATCGCCTTTGTGTGTTGCTGTTGCGTCTACCTCAAACACTGCAACTGTTACAGTTAGAAGCCCTGCAAGCGTTGATACGGATTGCCTGTTTCATTTTATTGCAGTTGGCCCAATGCCTTAATTTAGGAGAGAGACATGGCTGACAAAAAGATTTCACAACTTACTGGCGCAACAACGCCGCTTGCGGGTACTGAAGTTCTGCCGATTGTGCAGAGCGGCAGCACTGTAAAGGTATCTGTTGATAACCTTACGGCTGGGAAGACCGTCAAAGCAGCGACATTTGATACTGACGTTGCGGCTGCAAAAGTCACGCTGACCGGCACCACGCTAACGGCAAGCGGTACGGACGCAAACATTAACATCGCTATCGACCCTAAAGGTACGGGTGCGCTGGTAGTTAGCAAAAATGTAACTGTTACGGCGGGTAACAACTACGTAAAAAACAACGTTTCAGGTACGGACTCGACGGCGTTTGTGTCAAATTCGTCGGGCACGGGCGCTAACGTCATGCAGCTAGTAAATACCGGCGGGACTTACGCGTTTGGGATTGAAAATAGCGCGTCTACCTATTTTGGTTCCACGGCTTACGCTTATACGATTTCCATTCCGTCTACCAGAGTGTTTGAAGTATTTGCCGGTGGCGTCGGTAGTTTGCTAAAAGCCAGCGCGGTAAGCACGGACGTAACGGTAAGCCAAGGTAACTTGGCGATTGGAACCGCTGGAAAGGCTATTGTTGACTCTGGCGGCGTGTCTCGCGTAGAGATTGCTTCTGGATCAACCGTTGTCAATCAATCAGGTGCTGACCTAGACTTCCGCGTTGAAGGAGACGCCGACGCCAATCTGTTGTTTGTTGATGCCTCAACAGATCGAATCGGTATCGGTTACAACGCACCGGACACAAAAGTTCACATTCGTGGTACCGGAACGCAAACACTTAAAATTGAAACTGCCACAAGCGGCGATCCAACACTTAGCTTGAGCGCGGCGGGCGTTGATAGCGGAGAAATTTGGTATGGCCGCGCGGATTCGCGGCTCTATGCAAGGTCAAGCAATTCTGGTGGCGTTTATCTTGCTGCTGGCGGCACAACGTGGACTTCTGTTTCGGATGAGCGCAAGAAAGATATTCTTGAGCCAATCGAAAATGCGGTTGAAAAGGTATCCAGCCTTCGCGCCGTAATCGGCAAGTACAAGGCTGATGAAGACAACACTCGCAGAGCGTTCTTGATTGCACAAGACGTTCAAGCGGTATTGCCAGAGGCAGTTGATTCTAGCAACGCGGATGAGCTTGGCTTGGCGTATACCGACACCATCCCGCTGCTCGTTGCCGCAATCAAGGAGCAGCAAGCCATGATTAGCGAGCTCAAGGCAAAGGTCGCCGCGCTAGAGGCAAACTCATAAGCTATTTGCTTTTAATAACTTGACGTTTTGACGCAACAGCGTAAGATTTAACCGTACTGGCCCGGTTGACCAGGGATTCATTAGGAATCAAAATGTCTGAAATTGAAGTAGTAGCGGAACAAGTACCCGCGCCGGAACCGGTTGCTACGGCTGCACCGGAACCCGAAGTTGTTGCTCAAGAGGCAACCCCGCCGGAGGAAAAGCCTGCCAAGACGTTCTCCCAAGAGGAGCTCGACGCGCTGGTAGGTAAACGACTTGCACGGGAACGTCGCAAGTGGGAACGAGAGCAAGCGTTGAAAGCGCCTGAGCCGATGGCCCAGACGCCTGCCGCGCTGCCTGACCGGGATATCGACCCCGACGCTTATACGGAAGCCCTCGCGGCCCGTAAGGCGGAGGAATTGCTGGCCCAGCGTGAGGCGGATCGGCAGCAGCGCGAGCTGTTGACGGCCTATAAGGAACGTGAGGAAGCGGCCTTTGAGAAGTACGACGACTTTGAGCAAGTCGTGTACAACAGGGCGTTGCCAATCACGAACGTGATGGCCGAGACGATTCAGGCTTCGGAAGTTGGCCCCGACGTAGCGTACTACTTGGGCTCCAACCCCCGCGAGGCTGAACGTATTTCCCGTTTGTCGCCATACCTGCAAGCCAAGGAGATTGGTAAGATTGAGGTCAAGTTGACCGACAATCCGCCGGTCAAAAAGACAACTAATGCGCCCCCGCCGATTAAGCCTGTGACGGCTAAAACCGTCGGCGCACCGGCCCGAGACACGACTGACCCCCGCTCCGTCAAGGACATGAGCACGTCAGAGTGGATTGAAGCCGAGCGTCTGCGACAGATTAAACAGTGGGAAGCCCGACGTAACCGCTAACTTCTTTTTTGGAGATTTACTGTGTCTAATACACTGCTTACTATTGACATGATCACCCGGAAGGCTCTCGAAATCCTTGAGAACAACCTGGTGATCACCCGCAACGTGAACCGTCAGTACGACGACAGCTTCGCTGTCGAAGGTGCCAAGATTGGTTCGACCCTCCGCATCCGTCTGCCGGATCGCGCCCTTGTGACCGACGGCGCCGCGCTTCAGGTGCAGGACGACAACGAGCAGTTCACCACGCTCACCGTCGCCTCGCAGAAGCACATTGGCGTCAACTTCACCAGCGCCGAAATGGCCCTCCAGTTGGACGATTTCGCCGAGCGCGTGCTTAAGCCGCGTATCAGCCAGCTCGCCTCCAGCATCGACGCCGATGTGGCCAACAGCTTCAAGAAGGTCTATCAGTCGGTCGGTACGCCTGGCGTCACCCCCGGCACCTCGCTGGTTCTCTTGCAGGCCCAGCAAAAGCTGAACGAAGCCGCCGCCGGCATGGCCCCGCGCTACGCGACCGTCAACCCGGCCGCCAACGCTGGCCTCGTCGAAGGCATGAAGGGCTTGTTCAACCCGGTGGACTCCATCAGCCGCCAGTTCAAGAACGGCATGATGGGTGAAGGCGTCCTCGGCTACGACGAAATCAACATGTCGCAGTCGATTAAGCAGCACACCAACGGCTCGGCCTCGCGTTCGGACACCCCGATTGTGAAGACCACGCTCGTCAACGGTGCGACCAAGCTGACGCTCGACAACGTGACCGACGGCCTCACCCTCGTCCCCGGCGACGTGTTCACCATCGCTGGCGTGTTTGCGGTCAACCCGCAGACCCGCGAGTCCACCGGTTCGCTGCAGCAGTTCGTTGTGCAGAACACCGTCACCTCGGCTTCTACCGAGTTCGTGGACGTGGAGTTCCTGCCGGCGGTCTACGGCCCGACGCACGCCCTCGCCACGGTCAGCAAGCTGCCGGCCGCCAGCGATGTCGTGACCTACGTGGGTGCCGCTAGCGGCCAGTACGCTCAGAACTTGGTGTACCACAAGGACGCGATCACGTTTGCCACCGCCGACCTCCTGCTCCCGCAGGGCGTTGACATGGCGTCGCGTCAGGTCCACAACGGCATCTCCATGCGCGTTGTCCGTCAGTACGACATTAACAACGACCGTATGCCCTGCCGTATCGACGTGCTGTATGGCTACTCGGTGATCCGCCCGCAGATGGCCTGCCGCATCTGGGGCTAATTCTTAACCTTATTCACGGAGTAACTAAACATGACAATTCCTAACGGTACTAGTGGCTACCAGGTTGGTGCTGGTAATGTCGGCGAACCGCTGATCTTCCCGCAGGGCGCCCCCACGGCGCTCACGGCGGGTGCGACTGCGACGCCGGCTGAGCTGGCGAACGGTCTTTTCACCTTCAACGGCACGGCGGGCAATCTTGTCCTTCCGACCGTTGCTCTTTGGGAGGCGGCCTACTCGTCCGCTGAGAAGGTGGACGCGGCGTTCGACTTCTTTGTCATCAACATCGACGCGGCCGGTTCGGATGCGATTACGGTGGCGGTTGGCACGGGCTGGACGCTTGTGGGCGCGGGCGCGGTTTCGGCGGGTACGTCGGGCCACTTCCGTTGCCGCAAGACCGGCGACAATGCCTGGACTGTCTACCGCATTTCGTAATGGCAAACGCCCCCTACGGGTGATACCGTAGGGGGCACTGCTCATAGGAGTATTTTGTATGCCTAATACTAAGGCGGTTGGCGTTGCGTTTTCGGACCCCGAGCTTGATGGTGCCGTAATCGGAACGTCGGGCGGCACGGTTGGCTTTTACGGCGCTACGCCGGTTGCCAAGGGTGCTGCGCTGACGACCCAGCTTACGACCATCACCGCGACGGCCCCCACCACGCCGGACTATGCGATTCAGAATTTGACGCAGACGACTCCGTTTGGCTTTGTCACGCGTGACGAAGGCAACTCGGTGCTGTCGGTGATTGCAAATCTTCAGACTCGCGTTAGCCAGCTGGAAGCGCGTCTCCAGGCTTACGGGCTTCTGCCGTAACTATGAACATATATCTTCGCCATCCCGTGCATGGGCTAAAGATAGCCATTTCCGATTTGGAAGCGGCTATGGACTACGAGCACGGATGGGAAGAATATGACCCATTGGAACCGGCGGCGCAGGAGGAAGACCCTGCTGCGTCGCCGGAACCTATGCCGGTCGTTAACGAGCTAAAGGCGCGTCGAAAGCGGAAGGAGTAGGCCATGGCGACAGCGGGCGATCAAATCAACGGGGCGCTGCGTCTGCTGGGCATCTTGGCTGAGGGCGAAACGCCGTCGGCTTCGATGGCACAGGACGCACTTTCGGCGTTCGATCAGATGGTGGATAGCTGGAACACCGAGCGCCTCGCCGTGTTCTGCACCCAAGACCAGACTTACATGTGGCCTGCCGGCGAGCGTATTCAGACGCTTGGTCCAACGGGCGACTTTGTTTATGTACTCGGCACACAGTCTGAAGTGCCGATTATTACGCAAGACGACGACTATCTGTCCTTGGAAGACGGCAACCCCGTTCCGGCACAGCAGCGTCCAATTTTGCTTGATGACTCGACTTTTTTCCGCGACCCGTCTACGAACGTGTCGTACGGCATCAAGTTCATCAACCAGCTGCAGTACAACAACATTGCAGTCAAGACCGTGCAGAGCACCTATCCGCAGGTGATGTTCGTCAACAATACGTTTCCGAACATCTCCATGTCGGTCTATCCGGTGCCAAATCGGGTGCTGGAGTTCCACTTTATTTCGGTGCAGCGGCTGTTGGACCCCGCGTCGCTCAGTACGGAAATCCTCATGCCGCCGGGCTACCTGCGGGCGTTCCGGTATAACTTGGCGCTGGAACTGGCGCCGGAGTTTGGCGTTGAGCCGGCGCCGGACGTGCGCCGCGTTGCGATGTACAGCAAGCGTAACCTCAAGCGCATCAACAACCCCAACAACGTTATGGCGATGCCGTACAGCATCATCGCCCGTCGCAATCGGTACAACATCTACGCCGGTAACTTTTAATGAAGACGCCGATTCTGGGCTCGTCTTACGTTGCGCGCAGCGTAAACGCCGCCGATGCTCGGATGGTGAACCTTTACCCCGAGGTCATCCCCGAGGCCGGCAAAGAGCCTGCGTATCTTCAGCGTTGCCCCGGCTTGCGGCAGTACATGGACGTGGGCTCCGGCCCCATCCGTGCGCTGTATCCTTTGGGCGACAATCTGTACGTCGCCTCGGGGAGCGAGTTCTACAAGGTTGACGCAGGGCTTAACGCTATCAAGCTCGGCGACATCGCCGGCACTGGTCCGGTGTCGATGGCCGACAACGGTATTCAGATTTTTGTGGCGTGCAACCCCGTTAGCTACATCTACAACAGCAATACCAACGTCTTCCAGCAGATTACCGATCCTGACTTTCCCGGCGCCGTGACGGTCGGCTACCTTGACGGCTACTTCGTTTTTAACGAGCCGAACAGCCAACGCATTTGGGTAACGGCGCTGCTTAACGGCCTGTCCGTTGACCCCCTTGACTTTGCCAGCGCCGAAGGTTCGCCGGACGGCTTGGTGTCAATCATTATCGACCACCGCGAGGCGTGGCTGTTTGGCACGAACTCGGTCGAGGTTTGGTACAACTCTGGCAACCCCGACTTCCCGTTGGAGCGCATCCAAGGCGCCTACAACGAGATTGGCTGCATCGCGCCGTACTCGGTTGCCAAGCTCGACAACAGCGTGTTCTGGCTGGGCGCCGACGCGCGCGGTCAGGGTATCGTCTATCGCGCTCAAGGCTACCAAGGCGTGCGCGTCTCGACCCATGCGGTCGAGTTTGCCATCCAAGGCTACGCCGACATGTCCGATGCGCTGGCATACACGTACCAGCAGGACGGCCATGCGTTCTACGTCCTTATCTTCCCGAGCGCGGAGACGACGTGGGTGTACGACGCCGCGACGGGCGCGTGGCATGAGCGGGCGGGGTTTGCCAAGGGCAAGTTCAGGCGGCATCGCTCCAACTGCCATGCGCGCTTCAATGGTCAGCCGGTTGTCGGCGACTTCCAGAACGGCAATCTCTACCAGTTTGATCTGCGGTACTTCCGCGACGACGAGCAGGAGCAGCGTTGGATGCGCCGCTGGCGCGCCCTGCCGACCGGCGCCAATAACTTGACGCGCACCATCCACCATCAGTTGCAGCTAGACTGCCAGACTGGTGTGGGCGGTCTGTACGACGATCCGTCATTCTTAACGCAGCAAGCGTCAGGGTTGGTGTTGCAACAAAACAACGGCGGCATTATCGTCGAAGGCGAGCCCAACAACAGCGTGCCGCATCCGCAGGTCATGCTGCGCTGGTCGGACGACGGCGGGCATACGTGGAGCCATGAGCGTTGGGAGTCGCTGGGGCCAATCGGGGCCACCCAAACCCGCGTCATCTGGCGCCGCTTGGGCGCTACGCTTAAGTCGCGTGACCGGGTGTACGAGCTGACAGCTGCCGATCCTATGGTGACGGCTATTATGGGCGCTGAACTGCGGCTCTCGCCGACGGCGGCTTAATGGCTAACACCCCCAACACGACCAACATCCCCGCACCCCGCGTCCCGTTCATCGACGAGCGGACGGGGCTAATTTCCCGTGAGTGGTTCCGGTTTCTTAATAACCAGTTCCAGCTTACGGGCGGGGGCACGACGGCCGTGTCGCTTGCCGATCTAGAACTCGCCCCGTTTAGCGACGCGGCTACCGAGGCGGAGCTTTCCGTCGCGCAGTCGCGTATTCAGGCGCTGGAGCTTACCCCGCCGGTTGTTCCGCCTACCCCGGCAAACTACGGTTCTTTTTACGACACAACGACCCAAACGGCGGCGGCCATCAACACGGCCTACCCAATTACGCTTAACACCACCGTTTACTCGCGGGGCGTACGTGTAGGCACGCCCACTTCGCGTGTATTTTGCACTCGCCCTGGGCTTTATAACTTTGCTTTTTCTATTCAATTTGATAAAACGTCGGGCGGAACCGCGCTAGCGTTTGTTTGGGCACGGCTGAATGGAGCCGACGTGGCCAATACCGCATCGCAAATCCGCATACAGGGCAATAACGGCGAAATTTTCTGCGCCGCTAATTTGTTTTTTGAGATGTCTAACGGCGACTATTTTGAATTGATGTGGGCCGCTGACAGTACCTCGGTTCAGTTGCTTTCCGAACCGGCAACGGCATTGCACCCAGGCATACCGTCCATAATCCTTACCGTTAACCAGGTGAATATATGAGCGTATTTCTTTCAGCTTTTGCCGGCGCCGGGGCGCAGTTCTTCGACAACAACGGCAACATCTTGTCGGGCGGTAAGCTTTGGACTTATACCGCCGGAACCACGACCCCGCAGGCGACCTACACGGACTCGTCGGGCGCAACGCCGAACACGAACCCGATTGTGCTGAACGCCGCCGGTCGCACGGCGCAGCCCATCTGGCTGACCGAAAGTGTATCGTACAAGTTTGTGCTGATGACCTCGGCAAACGTCGTAATCGGCACGTACGACGATATTGCCGGCGTCAATGACTTTAGCATTGAAGGCATCAACTGGTCGGACATCCTCGGCACGCCGACGACCCTTTCGGGGTACGGCATTACGGACGCGTTGTCTACGGCCTCGGCCGCTGCAACTTACGCCCCGATTGCGAGCCCGACCTTTACCGGCACGCCGCTGATTCCCGACAACGCGACGGTCAGCGTTGACCATGCCGTCGGGTACCGCGACGCGCCGACGAACTCCAAGACGGCTAGCTACGAGTTGGTGTTGGCTGATCGCGGCAAAGCCGTCGTGATGAATGGCTCTAGTTTGACCCTGACTATTCCGGCCAACAGCGCCACGGCGTTCCCATTGGGCACGGTCGTTATCATCGTTAACCTCAACGCTACGGCGCTGTCTATCGCTATCACGACCGATACGATGACCTTGGCCAACAGCACCACGACCGGCACCCGCACGCTCGCGCGTAATGGTGTCGCTACGCTTATCAAGATTTCGGCGGCGTCGTGGCTTATCAGCGGGGCGGGGTTGACCTGACATGGGCGGCGCTACGCTCGCGTCCTTTTTCAACGGCAGCGCCGGCGGCGCGGGGGCTGGCGTATACGATTACTCCGAACCCGGTTCTGGATCGGTTGCCATCCCCGTAGGTGCTACCGGCGTCACCATACAAGTGTGGGGCGCTGGCGGCGGCGGGGCCACGGGCTTTGAGTATTTTATCGCCCCCGGCGAGTTCGATATTATTGACGGCGGTGGTGGCGGTGGTGGCGGTTACTCCAAGACCGTGCTGACTTTTAGCGGGCAAGACGGCAAGACAATCCTGTACACCGTCGGTGTTGGTGGCGCGGGTGCCGGGGCAGCTACCGCCGGCGGGTTCTCCAATGTCTACAGCGGCACCTACACGCTTACAACCATGACCTCTAATGGCGGCCAACCGGGCAACGCCGGACCGCTGCAAACGCAGGGCGCGGGCGGCGCGGCTTCAGGCGGCAATACGACCAATACGACTGGCAACGGCGGAGCGGCGTATACTTCGGCGGGCGCCCTTCCTCTTGCCGGTGACGGGAGTTTGACGGCGGGTGGCGGTGGTGATGGCAGTTATCTTGGCGGTGAGCCTGGCCAGAACGGCCGCGTCCGCATGGTCTTTACATTCTAAGGTGACACATGGCAGTTAGCGTAAAAGTGCTGATCCCGGCAAAAATTGCCGAATCGTCGCAGACCACCCAATACTCCGCGACTAACGTGTCAGCTATCATCGACAAGTTCACGGCGACAAACTACAGCGCGGCAGCGGCTACTATCTCGGTTAACCTCGTTACGGCGTTCGACAACGCCGGCAACCAGAACTTGATTGTCAAAGCCAAGACGCTGCTGCCGTCGGAGACGTATACGTTCCCCGAACTGGTCGGGCAGGTGCTTGCGCCAGGGGGGTCTATCTCGACGTTAGCCGGCACGGCCACGGCCATTAACATCCGCTCTAGCGGTCGGGAAGTGTCGTGATTGTCCGCGACGCCGTTGCCGAGGACTTGCCGCGCTACCTGCCGCTTGCGCAGGCGTTTTACGCGGCGTCCCCGGTCAACGGCGTCATCCCCTTTGACGACGAGGGATATGCCAACTTTTTCTTACAGGCTGTGCAAAACCCCAGCATGGGGGTATGGCTGGCTGAAGACGACGGCAAAATCGTTGGAATCGCCGGCGCATTGCTTTACCCTATGTACTTCAGCCCTTCCAGTATGGTAGTGCAGGAGTTGTGGTGGTGGCTGACCCCCCAAGTACGGGGTAAGGGCGCCGGTAAAGCCATGTACGATATGATTGAATCGTGGGCAATCGCAAACAATGCAACAGCACTTTTTATGATTGCCCTTGAAGATGAACGCGCGGATAAGATGGCTAATCTTTATGCGCGAAAAGGCTTTCGTCCTATGGAACGCACGTATATTAGAGAGGTGGCGTAATGGCCATTGGAACCGCAGCAGCAATTCTTGGCAGCGCCGTCGTTGGTGGCGCTGTCGCATCGCGGGGGGCTAGCAAAGCCTCCCGAGCGCAGCAGCAGGCCGCCGATCAGGCTGCCCAAGTCCAGCGGGAGATATTTGAGCGGCAGACGGAGCTGCAAGAGCCGTTTCGTCAGGCGGGCATTACGTCGCAAAACGAAATGCTGCGGTTGCTAGGTCTTGGCGGCGACGCCGCTTCGGCCGGGTACGGCTCGCTAGGGCGGCCGTTTAGCGCCGCCGACATGCAAACGGACCCCGGCTACGCGTTCCGTCTGGCGGAAGGTGAGAAGGCGCTAGAGCGCATGCAGGCCGCGCGCGGTCAGTACCTTGGCGGCGGAGCAATCCGTGCCGGTGCGCGCTACGGTCAGGAGATGGGTTCGCAGGAGTACATGAACGCCTTTAACCGCGCCCAAGCGTTGCTCGGCAACCGCCTCGGCGTCCTCGGCAGCCTCTACGGCGCGGGGCAAGCGGCTACGCAGCAGGTTGGTCAACAGGCTGGCCAGATGGGCACCAATGTCGGCAACCTGCTCATGCAGGGCGGTCAGGCTCGCGCGTCTGGCTATCTCGGCCAAGCTAACGCGCTCTCTAACGCACTTGGCCAAGCGGCCATGGGCTACGGTCTGTCTAGGGGCGGCTATTTCGGCCCGACCGGCGTGTCATCGCCCGCTAGCAACAACCTGATGGCGTTTAACTATCAGGGTCCGCAATACGGGAACGTGGGGTAAGTCATGGCAGTCATCGGTGCAACCCAACTGGAGCCGGTCAACATCCTCGGCTCGTATGTGCAGGGGCTTGAGGCCGGCCGTGGCGTCCGCGCCCAGCGCCTTAAGGAGCAGCAAGAACTGGCGGCCGCGCAGCGGGAGTTGGAGTTCCGCAACTACCTGTCTTCCGCCGATCTGAGCACGCCCGAAGCGCAGAACCAGCTTTTGCGTTTTGGCAAGCCAGGCGCCGAGCTCGCCGCATCTATGGCGGACCTTGCGAGCAAGCGCGCCACGGTAAAAAAGACCGGCGTGGAAACTGCCGCCGCCGAAGCTAAACTGGCCGACGATAACTATGGCCGGTTTCAGAAAATGCTTGGCGACTTTGCGTATGGCCAAGCGCCGCCCACCAAGGCGCAGGTAATTGATCAAGTAGACTTTATGATTGCGCAGGGCACCATTGTGCCGCAGTTCCGCGACTACGCCGTAAACTCGTTGCCCGATGACCCGGCGCAGCTCCAAGCGGCGTTGCGCGGACAGTTCCTGTCGCAGATTCCGGCGGCTGAACGCGCTAAACTGTTTGTGCCCATGTCGCCCCAAGTTGAGGCGCAAAAAGCGCGTATCGCGGGCGCGGGAGCTGCGCGCACTACGGTCAACTTGCCGCCGGCGGCTAAAGAATTTAGCAGAACGCTGGGTGAAACGGCAGCCAAGCGGCTTGATGATTTCCGTACGAAAGCCGAGTCAGCCGTATCTTCGCTGCAAAATTCTGAACAACTTTCGCCGCTGTTGAACGATCCGAAGTTTATTTCGGGTACGTTTGCCAACGCGCGGACGGCTGTGGCCAAAGCCGTTGGTATTGACGTGTCAGCAACCGAAGCTTACTTTGCTGGCGTTGGTCAGCAGGTTGCCGAGCGCAT